AATAATAACAGCAAATGCTGCTCCAGCAAAAAGTTTGCTAAGACCGCTAACTGAATAGAAAGCGGCCGAAGCAGAGACTGACAGGGCAGAGGTTGCGATTATGAAAGGGAATATCCTTTCTTGTATTTTCTTAAACATAAGAGTTTATTTTCTAAAACCCTTATGATTGTCTATGCGATCTAAAATTTTATTTAATTCTTCTGCTTTAATAAATCCAGCCATAGATGCATTCTTAAGGGCGCTAATTATTTGTAGCACTATAAATGGTATGACAACTACTTCACTAAGCCAAGCTGTTCCTGCAAATCCCTTTTCTACCATTAAAAGTACAGTTAAGATTGCAATCCAGGTTACAGCACGTTTTAATACACGGACAGCTTTTCTTGTTTGAAAGCCTTCCCTTTTAATACCAGCTGCTATACCAAAGAAACCATCAATGAATATTACAGCGATAAGAGATAAATATTGTTCAGCGTTACCCATGGTAAGCTCGAGGAAGTAGGTTCCTAAAAATGTCATAGTTGATGTGAGTCCTAAACAGAGAGAGATTGATGGGGTTTTCATTATGCTTTCCAATTTTCGTAATACGTTTTCCCCTTTGAGTTTCTCTTAGCAGCTAAGATTTGGCCTCTTTGGGGACCACCTTTTTTATACGAAACATGGACCCAATCTGGTCTTTCATCGGTACCAAACTCCCATATCAATTGATCGAATGGTAAATTTTCTCTAATATAATGGAACACTTCTTCATTTTCTGGACCATTTCTATGGTCCATATCTATATCGATTGCTTCACCTTTACTATGTTGTGATGTTTTAGAACCACCAATAGCCTCATTTAAAGCTTGACTTCTATATCCTGAAGAGATAAATATAGGTTTCCCGAAATGCTCTCTAATAGGTTGAAAGATATTCTCAGCTAATATTCTAGCTGCTTCGAGGTGTTCTCCTTTAGGGGTATTATCAATACCTCTACGTTTAGCAGTTTGAGATCTAGTAAATTCTCCTAGTGATAAATTTTTACTTAACATCATTTTTTACCAAATATTTTTTCTGCTCCCGCTATGCCAAAACAGCCTAAAGTTATAATTACAAATGAATTAAAAATAGTATCTGTAATAACAAATTCGTTACCTCTAATACCTGTAATAATGTCAATACTAGCAAAAATTACCATTACAGCAAATGATAAAAATCCGATTACAGATTTTTCGTTGATGTCATTATCGTCTTTAAAGATATCTTTAAAAGCCATGATATGTTTTTTTATATATTTAACCATAATAAAAACTTTTTATTAAAACTATTTGTCATAAATATTAAAAAATTCCCCAACTATACCCAAAAAATATAAAACGACGTTTTTCTCCTAATTGATAGTGTAATCCTAAATCCATAAATCCACCATCAACCGCTATTACTCGATAATAATGCGAAAATTTAAAAACATATGTTTCAGTTGTAGAAGTACCTGCTTGTAAAATATATCTAAATTTATTTTTTTGGATTGTTTTACCCGCAAAAAATGTGAATTCTTTTTTACGGGGTTGTCCTTTATATTCAGCAAATTCTTCAACATTTGGAATTAAGTATGCTAAATTACCTGCTTGTTGTTGGATAACATTATTAAATCTAAGATTAATTTGTTCGGGGAGATCAATCATCCCTACTTCGAATGAAAGATTTGATTTTGTAGTTAAGTTAAGGTGGGTGTATGGAAAAACAAAGTGGTGGTCAATATACACCCCATGTTCAACAGATTTGATAAAACTATTGGGAAAACTATTTGATTGAGAATAAGAACTTAATGAAAGGAGGTATAGTAGAAAAGTTAATAAAAGATTTCTGCTATTCACATATATAAATATGTTTTAGAATCCGCTTAGTATCAGTTCATCAATATATTCTTGAACTTCATCTTTAGTAGCTGCTAGTTTAAAGCTTAAGTCAGCTTGATATCGTTTTTTTTCCTCATCATACTGGAGTATTACGATTGTAGGTACAACTACTATAGAATATTCTTTTTGTAGTTTAGTTTTAGTAGCAATATCAACAAAATCTACCTCACAATCTTCTAAATCTTCTACCCATTCTACATTATTTGACGAATTCCACCCAGCATTAAAGTGTAAAACCACTACTTGTGATTTAGCACTAATACTTAGTAAGAAAAATGTTATTAAGAGTAAAAGCTTTTTCATATTATTTTAATTGATCAATTTTTTCTTCAATACGTCTAATATCACTTTTTATTTCGTCAACATCTTCTTTTGTAGTCATAATAGTTTGACGGATTAATTGATCTTTCATATCGTACTCCATTCTTGTAACTTCAGGGTCTGGGGGTAATGGTAATTCTTTTGCTTCATCAATTGAGGCATTAAGTGAAAACCACATACCAATAACTGTAGCTACAAAGAATAATATAATTCCTATTGTTTTTAAGTCTAAGGTAACTTGAGTACCTTCGTCTATCTTTTTAGCCATTCTATAATATAATATAATTAATTCCTGTTGAAAATTCGTACCAACTTCTATTCCAATACTGATGGTATCTACCTTCAGCAAAAATACCTAATGAACGATTAAATCTATAACCAAATATTAAACCACCAGAGTAGTCTAACCACTGACCATCATTAAATTTATGATAACTATATTGATCTTCTATGTCAATGTGATAAGGTAATAAATTAGCCCAAGAATGTAACCAAAAGTTCTTAGAATAGCGGTAATAGTCAAATCCTAATACGACTGAATATTCCCATTTATTGGGTAAAGCGTTTCTTTGAATGTCTGCATAATCTGATAAGATTTGAGGTACTACTACTTCTTGAAATACTTCTGTACTATTAGCTACAATATTACCATCACCATCAGTATAAATATCATTTAAGCCTCTATTATAGCCCATTTCAGTAGCTATTTTCATCCATGGAATACTTCCATCCCCACGTAATCTATCTGCAAATGGGTCGAATCCATATGGTTCTGAGATACGTTGCATACCCCCCATGTTAACTGAGAATTTACGGTTAAATTTATGTCTAAACCTTTGTGAAGCTTCAAAATAACCAATATCGGCAAAACCATCTTCTAAATATTCTACTTTTAAAACATATCTATCTGCAATATATCTTACAAAATGGTCTTGATTTAAAAATTCTTTACCTTGTTGTCTTCTATAATCAAATTCAAATAAATACTCGAAACCTTTTGACTTACTACCTACTGTAGCAGCATCTGAGAATGAATTCTCAGTACCGTTTTTAAATCTATTCTGAATATTTGGTTCGTATCCAAATCTTTGAATCTTTCTAATACCAAATACAGCAGAGTAATCGTAAGGGGTTATTGTAGTTTCAGTATTAAGTCCATCTAATATAGAATAAGTAGTAATATCTGAAATAGAGTTATTACCATTATAAGCAGCATAAAATGTAGAGAACTTAAGTGTTCTTTTAATTTGGTCTTTTACATTAATTTGACCAAAAACCGAAACCGGAATAAGTAATAATAGTAGTAATTTTTTCATCTTAATCTTCTTTTACAATTCTCTTATTAAATGTTTTATCACCATATCTAATAGATAAGAAATAAATACCATTTGGTAATTCTGTTATATCAATTGTTTCTTCAGTTGAATTTTTAACTAATTCCTTACCTATAGAGTTATATAAACTATAAGTAATGCTTAATGAAGTTTTAATATTTAAATTACCTGTAGTAGGGTTAGGATAAACTACTATATTATCAAAAGCAAATTCATCAATGTCAACTGTACCACTACTTGTAGCACAATAATCATATAATGCTTGACAATCTGGGTCCCAAGAATTAGTACAGCAATACTCGTCTACATCAATTACCCAAGCATAACATGGATCATTTAGCCAGTATGGGTTACCAGGGCCATCTATACAACCAGCATCATACAAACAAGCTGTAGTATCTGATACGTTAGCATTAGGATTGTAATTATAAGCATTTGGGTCTGTACAACCATATATTGCTGTTATACACGTTCCATTATCAGTATTAGCTAATGGATCATAATTTATTGAGGTAGAATCGGTACAACCATATACAATTGGGACACAACTAAAGTCTTCTGTATTAGCATTTGGGTTAAAATTAAATGCTGTAGGATCAGTACACCCATATATTTTTGGAATACAAGTTCCGTTATCTGTATTAGCTAATGGGTTATAATTAAATGAAGTTGAGTCAGTACACCCATAAATAAATGGAATACAACTACCGTCATCAGTGTTTGCTAATGGATTATAGTTCTTAGATGTAGGATTAGTACATCCGTATATAATAGGTACACACGAACTATCATCAGTGTTTGCTAACGGGTTGTAATTAAATGATGTTGAATCGGTACAACCATAAATTCTAGCAATACACGAACCATCGTTTACATTTGCTAATGGGTTAAAGTTTAATGATTGTGGGTTCATACAACCAAATACTTTAGCTATACACGAACCATTATCGGTATTGGCTAATGGGTTATAGTTTAATGAGGCAGTATCCATACAACCATAGACTCTGGCGATACAGGTTCCATTATCTACGTTAGCTGTTGAATCATAGTTAAATGAAGTTGGATCAGTACAGCCAAATACTTTAGGTATACAGTTATTTGAAGGAGTATTCGCTAAAGGATCAAAGTTAAAAGAGGTTGAATCCATACACCCTATAATAACAGGAATACAAGCACCTGCTGTGTTAGCAGTTGAGTCATAATTAAATGAAGCAGTATCCATACACCCTACAATAATTGGAATACAATCTCCAGCTACGTTAGCAGTTGAGTCATAATTGAATGACAATGGGTTCATACATCCTATAACTTTGGCAATACAACTACCATCGTTTGTATTTGCTAATGGGTCGTAGTTAAATGAAGTTGAATCAGTACAGCCAAATACCTTTTCAATACACACATCACCGAATGTAGGCTGAGCAGTTGTAGTCTGAATGATAGGGAATTGTACCGTAATAGCTCCCCAATAAGGTACATCAACAATGGTATCTCCTTCAGGACCATATAATGTATAAGCTACTTGAGCAATAGAGTTTGCTGATTGTGGAGTAGTAAATAAATATAAATCAATTGGTTCGTAAATGTTTAAAGGTACATCAAATACTAAACTATTACCATCATCAGGACCGATTTGGAATTGAGGAGAAAGATTATCTCCTTGTTTAATACCTAACCAAGTACCACCCCAACCATTTGAAGCACCATCGTATATTTTTAAAGTATAAGTACCAGTCATTACTTCGCTGGTATTTGCATTTGAATCGTAGTTAAATGAAGAAGTATCAGTACATCCTACTACTCGTGCTGACCCGCAACTACCATCACTTACAGTAGCGTTAGGATTATAAGTTGTAGAGAATGGATTCATACAACCTGATACAGCATTAGAGGAGCCACTTGAACAAGCACTACCGGTACTAAACTGAGGTGTTGTGAATTGGTAACCAAAGTTACCATTTGGAATTGTATCAGATAATGCCCATAGAACATTACCATTACAATCGTATACTTTTAAATCGCCATCAACTTGACCACCATATAGTGTACCGTTTACTCCATCACCGTAAGTATCGTTAATTATAATATCTATTAGTACGTTTGTATCAACACAAATGTAATGTGATATAGCTACACCTTGAGGTTGGCCTGAGAATGTACCCTGAGTTGCAGTGTATATTGCTCCGTTGTCATCATAAACAATCCAGCTTGATTCACCACCATATGTGTCTGGGGTGAATTGTACATCAATATAGGTTTGACCAGGTCCACACGTAGGAATACCTACAGCAGCTCCTTGACATGAACCATCGCTTATAGTAGCCCATGGGTTAAACTCAGCTGATGTTGTATCCGTACATCCAAAGACATCTTCACATTGGTAACACCTTTCCCAACAAAAGGTATCCAACACAACAGCCATTCCGTTTACCGGTAAGTTTCTATTTGTGAATCCATAAGCATCTAAAAGGAAGCAAGAAGCATATGGGTTGTTTAAAACATCAGGAGGTAACTCTTGGTCAGCCCAATTGTCTACTGAGAACTTCCATAACCAACCTGGATTGTTACCAATATCAATTGTACCTGTCCAAATGTTATCACCATCAGGGTCAGCTAAAGAATCCCAAATACCGCTCCAGCTATTAAACTGTCCACTTACGTAAACTTGAGAGAAGGTATCGGGATAAGAATTCATATCTACTGCAAAGTCTACAGGATATGTACATTGACCGTTACTTAAATTAGCGTTAGGATTATAACTTGATGAAGTCGAATCCACACAGCCAGCAATTGGAGGTGGTTGTGATAGAAGATTTACTGTTGTTTCTGAGGTATAGCTAGGGAAAGCACCTTGAAAGGTGCCGTATGTTATTAATGCTGGGTTGTAAAATACACCTTGAGTAGCATTACGCATTTCAATATAAGATGGGGCTTGGGTACCTATTCCATACCAACCACTATATTCACTTGTTAGTTTAATTTCAACATCACCTGTGTCTGCATTTATAACAGCATAACGATATCTTGCTAAGTTGTTATAAGTATCTCCATACTCTTGGTAGTATAAGGTATCGTTATTTTGGGTAATTAATATAGTTTGGTCATTAAAGGTATATTGCCCAAATTCCATTTCAATTTCAAACCAACTTTGTCCAGCGGTTTGTGATACCCCAAGTAGTGGTATTAAGAATAATAAAAATAATATAAACTTTTTCATAATCAACATTTTATAATAATAAATATAAAAAAGGAACGCAAAGTTGCGTCCCTCTCTTACAGATTAAATAAAAATAATTTATTTTTTTACTAATTTTGATACCCATGCTTTTACGATATCCCAATTACGTGTAGCAAATACACCAAAGGCAAATCCTGCATAAATCTTATAACCAAATGTCCATAGAATAAGACCAGCAATTAAGCCTAATACACCTTCAACACCATTAGCTACGATCCAATCTTTAACAATTGTAAAGATTTTTTTAATAAAGTCTAATACTTTTTTCATAATTAAATGTTTTAAAATTACATTAATAAATATTATTAACCATCACAAGATAAGCAATCTTCAGTAGTACGAGAACCTAAGTCACCTTTAATCACGGAATCTGTACGTAGATAATATAATGTTTTAATACCTAATTTCCAGGCTTCCATATGAACTTGGTTAATCCATTTTGGTGAATCCGTTGGATCAAATGCTAAGTTTAACGATTGGGTTTGATCAATGTATTTTTGACGTGTAGCAGCTTGTTGAACTAAAGCTAATTGGTTGATTTCTGGAAATGTCATAAACACTTCCTTTTCATCTTCAGTTAAAATATCATGAGATAAACCCATTACTGAACCATTATCACCCATAATTTGATCCCAAACACGAGTTGTATTGTGCCCTTTTTCAATTAATAGTTTTTCTAATTCAGGATTTTTTACAATAAATGTTCCTTTAGCACCATTAAACACATAAATGTTTGCTGGTTGGGGTTCAATACCTGCTGAACAACTATTAATACGAGAATTAGATACAGTAGGGGCGATTGCTAATAGGTGGGTATTTCTCATACCTGTACCTTTACACCAAACTGGTTCTCCATACTCTAGAGCCATTTGGCGAGAAGCAGCTTCAGCTTTTCTTTGAATATCACTAAAAATAGTGTGTGTCCAAGCTGTGGCACCAATAGAATTAAATGCTATATTTTTCTGTTGTAAGAATGTATGCCATCCCATTACACCTAAACCTAATGCTCTACCTTTTTTAGCTGAGCGATGGGTTCTGATCATTGAGTCCTTACCATTTGTTTTTTGGATAAACTCTTCCATTACACCATCTAAAAAGTAAGTAGCAATTTCAACACAATCTGTGTTTTTCCATTCATCATACTTAGCTAAGTTAAGTGAAGATAAACAACAAATAAAACTGTGTTCCTCATCTGTATGTAATGTAATTTCAGTACAAATATTAGTCATAGAAACATCTAGATTATTCATACGATAAGCTAAAGGATTGTCTTTGTTAACATTGTCCTTAAACATTATGTAGGGTTCTCCGGTTTCTACGCGTGATTTAAGTATTTCTAACCATAATGACATAGCCTCGCTGTCTCGATCCTGTAAGCGCTTCATAAACGCATCATCTACAACAACAGCCTGGTGTAAGTTTAGACATTGTCTATTAGGATCGCCTTTAGGTCTACGAATTTGTAAAAATTCTTTAACATCAATATGATTAATATCTAAATTAACTGATGCTGCTCCACGTCTTACACTACCTTGATTAGTAGCAATAATTGTAGAATCATAAATTTTAGCCCAAGGTACAATACCTTCACTTTTACCATTCCCAGTTATACTTTCTCCTCTTCCTCTAATCCTTGACAATGAAATACCAACGCCTCCTCCGTAGGAGGTAAGGCGCATAAGCTCAGCATTCGTGAGACCAATACCTCTAACCGAATCAGGAGTATCAACCCCGAAACAACTAATAGGAAGACCCCTGTCTGTACCAGTATTAGAAAGAACAGGACTTGCAAGTCCAATCCATCCATTCCAAATATATTTAAAGAATTTATTTGCTAAGTCTGGTCTGTTTAATCTGTCAGCTACAGCATTAGCGACGCGTCTATACGCTTTGCGGGGTGTTTCCCCAGGCATTAAATACCCTTTTGAAATTGTAGACAAAGCTACATCATCAAAAAATTCAGGGTAATCTTTACCTCTTTCCCATTGGGAGTAATCTGCTATAATATTGTTATCCATAATTAAAATATACTTTCATCCCATTCCATGTGACCTTTGGAATAATTTGTTACTCTATTTGCGAAGAAATCTGTATGTTGTTTACCACCTGAAAGAGCACCAAACCAGCTCATTCTTTCTACAGAAGTCATATCAACTCCTTCAATAATTGCTTTATAGCCTAAATCACCTAGTTTTACGTTAACTCTATTTTTAATAAAGTTCTCTAAATCATATTGAGAGCACCCTTCTAGATCACCTAACTCATAACACTTTCTAATAAAATCTAGTTCAAGTTTTAGTGAAAGTAAAGCTGCTTCGTTTATTGCTGCTTCAAGCTCTGGTGTTTTGATTTCAGGATTTTCATCGACAAGTGTTCTAAATAACCAACATCCAGCTTCTGAATGAAGGGATTCATCTCTAATAGACCATTCAACAATTTGACCCACTCCTTTAAGTTTATTTCGCATTTTGAAAGATAGGAGGATGGCGAAGGAAGAGAATAAATTAACTCCCTCGGTAAATGCTGAGAATATAGCGAGTGATTTAGCGATTTCATGAAGATCTTTTTCGCCATTAAAACTATCCCTAACAGCAGTAAGATTTTCAATTTTAGCCATCGTAGCCTCATCTTCCATAAACTCATCGAAATTCTCAAGTCCAAGTGTTTCATTTAATAGTGAATATGCTTCAGCGTGTATTGTTTCAAACGCACCAAAGGTTGTAGCCATCATTATAACTTCTGGTTTACGAAACCATTTTGTTACTAGTCCTGACCAATAATCATTTACAACTGTTTCTGTTTGGGCAAATCCTTTAAGAATAGACCCAATAATATTTTTTTCTGTTTCGTTTAAATTTGAGCTCCAATCTGTAATGTCACTCATCATAGGAACTTCTGTATGAAGCCAGTGTGCTTGTTGTTGTTTTAACCAAAAATCAGCTGCTTCCTGATATTCAAATGGTTTGTAAACGATGCGTTCCTGCAAAAGGTCTTTTTTTGCCATTGTAATTTGTTAATTAAAAAGTTATGAATTGAGAAAGTTACGCAACTGGTTTTTTTCAGTTAGACTGAAATTATCTTGTATTCCAGAACTTCCATTTGTATTAGATTCGGGTGTACCAGCAAGTTCTTCAAACTCTAAATCACTTATAATCTTATATTCACCAATGGCGATATTGATAGCAGCATTATAAGTAAGTCCGTCCATTCCGTATCTATTCTTCATTATATGGAGTTTTCCAACTCCTGTTTGTTTGTCTTTAGCACGACGACTAATAGAAGCCGCAAAATCTGTTATCATCATTTTGTCATAAGAGCCCGCCGCTTTATGTCCTTCAATAATTTCATCTTGTGCTCCTTGTCTGTTGACTTGAGAAGCCGACCAAATTGGGATATTAAGCTCGCGGGCTAATCCTTTCGTGCTTATATAAATATCATCAATTTCTTCCTTCCGCTCCTTACTTGTTTTCTTTGATCGAAGAAGGTCAACATAATCAATAACTACTAAATCAATTTTAGTACCTAAATCCTCACATTTTTGAATGTGTGACTCAATAGTCGATATAGATGCCTTATTTGGTGGGAATTCTTTAATGATAAGATTGCCGGGTAACTTAGTCATTACGTCTTCAACTTTATCTTTATGCATTGTAATTTCGTTAGCAGGAATGCCTGTAAAATGAGCATCAAATCTCCTACCTACATAATCTTCACCTAATTCTAATGTATAATAGACTACATTAAATCCCTTTTTAACAGCACTACCTGCTAATGCTACTAATGACCAAGATTTACCAGCACCTGGACCACCAAAAATCAAACCAAAATCACCATTACCTAATCCACCTTGTAAAATATCATTAAATTGTGTCCATGGTGTTGGGATAGTAATTCTTTGTTCCTCACGATAACGAGTTTCAATATCTTTCATGTACTCATGTCCAATATTTTTATCCATACCTGCTTTAAGGGCATTATCAATTAATCCTCTAATTGAATCGTAGTCCTCAGCCTGAAGTAAATCAACACTACCTAATAATGCTTTTTTTAATTGTTGGTTCTTACAAAATGCTGAAAATTCAGTTTGAATATATTCAGAATCTGTAGCAACAATTTTATAAGCATCTCTAAGTTGTTCTCTAATAGATACTTTTAAAACATCATTAGTAACTTTTTCGTATTCGGATTTTAATACCTCGGGGGTTGGAGTAGTGTGATAATCATTGTAATATTTTAAAATGTTATCAATAATCCACTTATGAGCTTGATTATCAAAGTATGATGAATCTAGTATATCATGAATGTTAACTAGGAAGTCTTTACGATCAAGTAAGGAATGAATAACCTTAATTTGAAATGCTGGACCATACTTATTTAAATCACTCAGAGTCATTTACAAAACTATTTAATGTTTGGAACTGGTTGTTAACCCAAAATTCAGGGTTTTTAATCAAATGGCGTAACCCATCTTCTTGGTAGAATCTAAGAAAAGCTTTTTGGTTTAGCACGGGTGGATCAACATCTATCTGCTCTTCTAAATAAGCCTTTTCTAAATCATCTACCATTGGATTATGTAAATCCATGATTTTGTAATTTTTACGAAGATTATCTTCTTCAAATACAATACGAGAATATATAAGATGTTCCTTATGCTTTTCTCCAGCTATTTCAATAATATCATCTAAAGTTAATTTACGTTCATTTAATTCAGGGAATAATTTACGTAATTTTTTCTCTCCTAAACCTTTTATACCAGGAACTTTATCTGAAGCATCACCCATAAGCACTTTATATAAAATAAAATTCTCAGGTAAAACATTAAATTTTTCTACTACAGTTTCAGGTGTATAAAAATCCTTTTCAATAGGACGATACACACAAATTTTATTACTTGTTAATTGAATAAAATCTTTATCGCTTGATACAATAAACGCTCGAGAATTGTCATGAGTATTGGTGATAGTCGTCGCTAAATGAGCGATTATATCGTCGGCCTCTACTTTGTCGAGTGCTATGGTTTTTACAGGGAGACACTTTAAATAATCGATTAATCTAACTATTTGGTCTAATTTAGCATCATGTTCATCTCCTACATCTTCAAATATCTCCCAATTTGTAATACGAGACTGGTGACGGCCAGCCTTGTATTCTGAAAGAACATTTTTACGATTCATTGATGAATTTTCCCCATCAAAGATAACATACATTGCTGTAGGCTGAATAGCATTTATTAGAGTCCCCAATGAGCGAACAAATCCTCCTAACCCTCCTACATGAACACCATGCTCATTTACAATATTAAGCATTGCGAAGTTTCTAAAAAATAGATTTAGACCGTCAATAAATAAAACTCTTTCATGTTGTGAGGAGGGTATCTCCGGCTCCTTATCCATGTTATTGAGGAGCTCTAATAAATCCTTATTTGCCATAATTTAACTTGGTTCTTGTTCTGCGAATATCTGTGGAGCAGGCTCCTCATAAACTTCCTCAATAATATCAAAATCACCTCCACCTAGGATTTTACTCCATTCTTTAGTATGGTCATCTTTATATTTCTTAAGATCCTTATCAGTATCATTAATAAAACCATGTGGTGTCATAATAATTTTACCTCTAGTAGTAAGACCATTAATGTGGTTTTTATCAATTTGTAGGTTAGTACGTTTAGCAAATTCAACTTGCTTTTTATCCTTGATTGCTTTAATCTTAGATGTTCCAGCATTAGCAATATTACCAAATGTAACTACAAACGTAGCATCAAACCACATAGCAAACCCACCTTTATTCATCAACTTTGGTTTACCCATAGGTGATTCTGGTTTTGCTGTCCAAACTTTATTAATAGCAACTAATGTATTAGTGTATGCTGAACTTTCTTTACGTGATAGTGTAATCTTTTGATTAACATTATTACCAAATTGAGTTGACATAGCACCAGCGTTCCATTCGTTGTTATTCTTATTTGAACGTACTGATAATTCACAAGGTACAGAACCAATTGAATCCCAAAGGAACATTAGATCATAAGGTAGATTACCTTTCTTTTGTTCGTCTAATAAATCAAGAATAAAACCAGCAACATCTTCAATTGTGTGAATTGTTTCACGATCAGCATAAATAAAATCACCCTGATAATCGGTTAGTTCGCCTGTTTCTTCATCAAATACTTCTTCAACATTAAGACCCATTTGCATAGCATGTTCCCAATTCCATTTCATCTCAGTTACAATGAATACTGGTAGGATACCTGCTTTTTGGGCGTTTACAGCTGCTTCAATAAGTGCAGTTGTTTTACCTGTATCTGAATGACCTCTAAGTAGACAAATATGTCCTGTAGGGATCCCA